TCCAGTATATTCAAATCCATCTCTTCAATATCTTCAAAGAACTTCTCCAATATGGACAAGTCACAACTTCCATCCTTTCTCATAGGAGTAGGAAGACATACGAAAACATACTCCTGTTCCACTACCTCTTCCAAGGTATTGAAGGATCTATTCTTATCTACATCATAAACCTTACACTGTACTTTATCTCTTAGGTTCTGATAGAGTGCATTCCCAACAAACCCATTACCAACGATACCAACAGTAGCAGGGCTCATAAAAATATTCGGTTGTGTGTATTATAACAGGTATCTCTAAGATGTCAAGCTTTCAAACGAGAAAATCCTTTGACCTTTTCAAACTCTAGACAGTCATTGAATTTATCATACAACTCGTTCTTATGGGAAATAATAAAGATGTTAGCATCCTTTATGACAAACCGTACAATCTTCAAAAATTCATCAGTACCAAATCCATCAAGTGAAGAATCAAACACCTCATCCATTATTAGTAAATTTGTACTAACACTATTTTTGAGACGAGCAATTTCTCTCCAAGTGAATAAGAGTGCTAGGTCTATCCTCATCTTCTCTCCTTCAGAGAAAGAAGCATAAGAAAATCTTTCGTGTACTGGAGTTTGAATCTTTTCATTGAACTCCTCATCTAATGTAAAGTTGATGAAGAAATCCATTCTTTGCAAGTAATCATTTACTTGTCTGTTTATAAGAGGTAGGTACTTCCTTATAATACCACTCTTGACACCATCATCTTTCAATAAGGTATTAGATTGTTGGAAGTACTCATAGTCTACTTTGATTTTATCAAGATCAGATAGGATCTTTTTTAGAGACTTTTTGTATTCTGTTAGTTTTACATTTTCAGAAGTTCGGTTCTCAATCTTATCGGTAATACTTTGAATTTCTTTCTCAAGATTCTTTCTGAGTTTGTTTGAGTTAGATATTCTAATATTAAGTTGAGAGGTTTCATTCTGGAGGGTAGTTATCTCCTTTTGAAGTTCAAAGAGTTTCATCTCTCTTTCCTCTTCCTCAGTAATTGCCTTTTCTATTTCAGACAGATTAGTTTGGTATTTGGAAAGAACTTCTTGGAGGTGGTCAATCTTATTTACTCTAAACGATTCTTCAATATCTTGGGTACATGTAGGGCAAACTGTATTCTTTTGAAAGAAAGTCAGATGCTCATTAGACGTTTGATTTTTTGTTTGAATCTTAGTTTTATATGATGATAACTGCTTTATAACATTACTTGAACTAATGTATTGCTCAACTTCCTTCTCTTTACTAGAGACCTGAGAGATGAGATCTTCAATACGTTTTTGATAGTTGGAAGATTCTTCTTCACATGTAGCAATACTCTGTTGTTTCTTTTGAATTTCATTTTCACCTTCAGTCTCTATAGACTTTATAAACTGTTGTTGCATTACTATTTTATCTGCAACAGATTCTCTCTTCAACTCAAGAGTCCTCAGAGAGTCCTTAGATTCCTTTATTCTCTCCTTTAGGACATCTGACATAGAAGAGAAAACTTTGATGTCTAACAGGTCTTCGATGACCTCTCTGCGATGAGGAGCAGATAGTTGCATGAAAGGAACAAAAGAGGCAGACCCAAGAATAACAATTTGAGTGAAGCTCTTGTAGTTGAGTTTGAGTATCTGGTTCTCCAGAATTTTCTGCTGATCCTTCGCATCCGAATCTTGATTGAGTTGTTTCCCATTTTTATAAATCTGAAATATGTTTGGTTTTATACCACGTAATATCTTGTATGCTGTTTTGTTTATAGCAAACTCTATCTCTACCTTACAATCCTTTTCATTTGTAGTATTGACTAACTGTCCCTTACTAATCTTACGAAATGGTTTATTAAATAAACTGAATGTCAATGCATCTAGAACTGTACTCTTACCAGCACCGTTCGATCCTACTATGAGAGTGTTTTGATTATCGTTTAGTTTTATTTCTGTAAACTGATTCCCAGATGACAAAAAGTTTTTATAGCGAATACTTTTAAATTCAATCATCTTTAGGTGGAGGTGGAATCACAATGTCATTTCTACTGATAACAGTATACCTAGTACCTGTTCTTTCACAAGCACCAATTGCTACTTTATCATTTACAGTAATCACATCCATTGGAGGATCACCATTCACTTCAAGCATCATAGCATATCTTTTAGCATCGTCTTTCTCTTGAAATAAAAATACTACCTTTTCACCATACTCATTGTGAACAGCATAAGCACCCTCATCTTTCATTCCCTTGACGGTAATTATATGCACTATACTACCTCACATGCCTGTTGATAGATATCCTGTATCAATCCTTTGATACGTGACTTATTTAGATCAGTCTCCAAATCATCGACATACTTATTCAGGAGTGTCATAGTATCTTCTGATTCACCTATATCATCCTCGAAACAAAGATCATCTATCTTCTCAACAATTTTTATATCATGGGGATTTGCCTTTTCTAAAGCTTCAAGAAACAAATCATATTCCTTTTCGCTAGTTTTATTCTTTACAATCAACTTGACAATCTTATTCCTATACTCACCAAATTTAAATAACTGCCTTGGAGTATCATTATAGAAAATCTTTTTATATAACTTATGGGTATTATTGATAGTCTTCAGTTTCAAAGTACTGGTATCATATATGTGAAACCCTCTATTATCATCACAATCATTCCAAAACATTTCATATGGATTACCTAAGTAATAGATCTTTCCATTACTAGATCTTGTATGGTAATGACCTGAGAATACTTGCTTGAACTTATCATAACATTCAAAGTCTGCACCATTCTCCATAGTATGACCATGAGTGGCAACAAATCCATTCAACTCTAGATGTCCCATAGCAACCTTTGCTTTGGACTCCTTGATCATATTATATGTTCTTTCCTTATTCTCAGCATTGATCCATGGTATAAAAAGAATAGGTAACCCACCTACTTCTAATTCCGTACACTCGTCAAATAGGGTAATATTATCGTACTCTCGTAAGAGCAAGTCATTACTATTGACCTCGTTAGTGTTCTTATAAAAGGCTGTATGATTTCCCACAATACTGATAACAGAAACCTCATTGCTGGCAAGACGAGAAAAATAATTTCTTTTCGCCCAGTCCAAAGAATAGAGATCAACACCCTTGCGATTGTCAAAGGTGTCTCCAAGATCGAGTACAGTTTTGATCCCCAACTTTTCAATCGTTGGGAAAAATATTTCATCATAAAATTTTAGAAAATAATCATGATATAACCTTGAACCTTTTTTAAATCCAAAGTGCTGATCTGTTATGATTGCAACTTTCATTTGAATCAGCCCCCATCAATATCACATCCAATCATTGCACCAGTAACGATACCAGTAGGAACTGCCCACCATCTACCATTGCCTCTACTTATAGCAGCAGCAATTCCACCACCTAATAATCCACCTGCAAGTGTTCCTTCAGAACAATCATTGGTATCATACTCTTCATAAGTTCTAGTTACAGTTGATTCTCTTCTTTCAGTTGAAACATGTCTTCTACAAGGAAACTCAACAGTCTCCTTCCAAGACCTTACATATCCAGGATTGTTGACTGTACCTGGAACATACTCTTCTCTATACTCTTCTCTAAAGCAAGTCTTACTTGTAGAATAACCTGCTTGATACTCATCAGCCATTACTGATACAGGTGTGAGTGCTAGAAGTGCTGCTAATGCGATTTTCATTTTTTAGTAGTGTTGCTACGTGTTCTGTTTATTATACTAATAAATTTATCTCCTGCAAATGTGCCACCAAGACACACATCAATCTCATCACCATCTACCCAATTCATATCACCATTCATTTTGGTGTGTTGCATTGCTACTTGAATCTTCTCAATTACTTCTTGCGTTAGTCTCATTTTGCTATAACCTCCTCCAAACCAAACACACTAAACAGTTCACACTTTGCTGCTAATACATTTGTATCTGCATCTCCATTTACTTGACGGTCAATAAGAGTAACGATACGAGTAACCTCATAACCTGCTTTCCTTAGTGCTTCTACTGCTTTGATAGCAGATGATGCTGTTGTAGTAACATCTTCTAGAACAGTTACCTTAGAACCTTTTGGTAGTTCTGGTCCTTCTACTTGCTGCCCTGTACCATGATCCTTTGGTTCTTTACGAACTATAAGACCATCCATCTTCTTCTTTATAGCAACACCAGCAACTAAAGGATCAGCACCTAGTGTGAGACCTCCTACTGCTACAGTATCATCATCTACAAGTTCTGCCATCAGTGAAGATGCTAACTTCAATCCCCAACCATTCAAAGTAACTGGTTTACAGTTGACGTAATGCTCACTCTTTCTACCAGATGATAGAAGAAAGTCACCCTTACGATATGCTTTCTCTTGCAAAAGTTTTATTAGTTCCTTTCGCTTTTGTTCTTTGTTCATATGTGTCATCTGTTATTTCTATATTGAATTGCATCTTTGATTTGATTATATTCAGATGACTTTCCATCTTCGTCTGCGACGAAAACTTCGTCAAACCCAGATCTTTCTATAAGTTTTTGTCTTATTTCTAATTGCTTCTTTTCTTTTTGAATCCTACGTAAGAAAGCATAGTGTATAATCTGAGTAAAATATGCAAAAGGATTACTTGACTTCTCAGGATTGAAATTGTTGATATACTGAACACAGTTCTCAATACCATCACCAATCATATCATCCTTGAACATATAGTTCACGAAGTTTGGTTTGAAAGATAAGTGTGTAGCAATCTTTTTGAAACAATCTCCAAGATAATTAGTGATGATTGGCTTAGGTTGTCCTGCAGCCTCTGCATCTACAATTGATTTCTTGTACGCAACAATGGCATGAAGAAAGTCCTTGTTGTTTACATAATGCTCGGATCTTTTACGTACCATTTGTGTTGACTTATATGCAAATATTATAGCATGACTTGACAACTAGTGCAAATCCATATAGAATCACTGTGTTGCCGTTCAACGGGCTAGCTTAGCCTTCTTTAGGGTTCTTAGAAGCATCATCAGACTTAAACATCTTCTCTATCATTTCTCTAGCCCCGTCCACTGAACTAATATATCCCATATCACGATTGAGTTCAGGATGAGTCCTTTTGAATCCACCTGCTACGATTTGTTCATAAGTTTGTATAACACCTATATCCTTGATTTCTGTTAGAGTAATAACCTTGTCTAGAGCGAGCACGTAAACATCTTCATCACTCATTTTTATCCAAGGCTCGAACTTGTACCCCATGGGTACATTCGCTCCATGGGAGCGAACCTCTTGACATACTACTGGATTATCTATGATAACTTTTTCTTCTTTAGATGAATAATCTACGACAACTTTAGATAGAATCTCTTCACCACTAACAAGTTTTATGGATGCTAGAAATTCATCATAAGGATCATCAGAGTCATCCGATTTTGATCTGAATAATTTCATAATTAAATTTTTCCTCGTTGTAGTATTTGATGCGTTCAATAAGATGGTTCAAAGTATAATTTTGTTTCGAACCTTTCTTACAATCATCAGCTACATCATATAGAGTCGCCTCTACTTTCCCCACGCCTTTTCTAAGGACTCTACCGATGGATTGGAGAGTACGGATTCTGGACTTGGAGGGACTGGCGAAGATGATGTTGTGCAACCGCTTAATGTTAATCCCAGTGCTAAAAGTGCCATAGGAAGCAACGATAATTGCATTGTTTTCTTGTTCAGTAATTGCACGGACTTTCTCCCGATCTTCAGTGTCTACACCACCGTGTACAAAAAACACTTGGCGTTCATTAGTATTTATGAGGTCATAGAGTATCTGTCCATGGGTAGCAACCCTACTGTAGAGAATAAGAGTGTTACCTTTCAAGTCTAGTGCTAGGTTTTTTATAAATTTATTTCTTTTTTCATGCGATATAAGGTACTGTACTTCATCCTCATAGAGATCAAATGTCTTTGGATCATGCTTGAGTAGAAGAACTTTAATATTCAACTTGGCAAGATACCCTGCTTCTTGTAGATCTGAGGTATTGATAATTTTGTACGACGGTCCGAAAAGACCTTCCAATACCCACTTGTGAGTTTGTGTACCATCTAATGTACCTGTAAAACCATACCTATATTTTGCACCATCCAATTTAGTCATGATGCTAACTAACGATTTGGATTTGAATTGATGTGCTTCATCACCAATCACAACACCAAACTTACGAAACCATTTTCTATCTTGCTTGTAAATAGACTGCCAAGTTGATATAATAACAGGCATATCAACTAACATATCTTTACCAGCATATATCCTATGAGCAATTTCTTCAACATTCCATCCATAATCTATAAAGTCCTTATACATCTGTTCTACGAGAGAAGTAGTAGGAACAACAATTAGAATTTTTCTACCTTGTTCTTGATGGTATCTACAAACAGAGTAGATCATCAAAGACTTACCACTTCCTGTTGGTGATACTATAAGTCTTCTATTACGTTTCAGAGCATCATAGACACCCTCTAATTGATACTCTCTAGGTTTATACTTAGATATTGCTGTCACATAATCTTTTACACCTTCTTCAGAGATCTTCTCGTTCTCCTCATAAGGTAATCCAAAATACTTAGTATCTAAAAATTCAAAATTATAATCATACCTCTTACAAAAAGAAGTTACCTTATCAAGTAATCCAACATATATTTCCTGCTTCTGTATATTGAATAATCTTATCTTACCATCCCAATACTTACTACGGTATTGTGGCATGAACTTAGCACCTGGTACATCAAATGTAAATTCATCTGATAGTTCATGTGCCACATGAGGATCACATTCTATTTGAAGAAATACTTCATTCTTCTTTCTTATAACAAGATCAGCCATAACCTGCAGAGAACCTACGCCATTCAATAGCATTTTTTATTTGGTAGGTTCTATTAGAAACTTGCTTTAGTATCTCTTCTAGGTACTTCAGCATAGTATCGTAGTATTCAAGCTTGAGTTTTGTCTTGGTCAGTTTCTCATCTGCATCAAGATACAACTTCAAGTCTTCTTTGTCTCTGACTTTATATGGAAATGGTTCTTCTGCATATATGTCTGCAGTAGCTTTCCCAGTGTAATACTTTCTACGATCTAATAGAATAGTGGCATACTGCTGTTCATCACGCTTTCGCATGAGCAGTATCGTATTATATAGGTCGTAATATTTGGCGTGTAGTTGTGGTATCCTGAGAGATTCATTATCAAGTTCATCTTGATTCATCACTGAATCTTTAGACCACATCTCTTGTATTGCTTCAACAGTACAAGGGTTAGACTTTCTTTCCTTTAACATCAATCACATCAAAAAGCGTATACTTAAAAGAGGCAGTAGCCGTATAATATTGTTGTTCCTCTAGTGTAGCATTGAATGGAACACCACTCAAACTAGTAGGGAATAGGTCTTTGAATTTTACTTTGACACTAGGATTATAACTGCTATTCAGAATCAGAAGAGTAGCATCTGATCTTTCATTGAACTTATCTTCATCATCTATAGAAGGATAAAATCTATCCTCTCTAGTAAGCTCACTATATTGTCCTATAGATTCTGGAAAACCCAGTGAGGTAATCCATTGATATAACTGAAGATAGTTTTCCATATCTTCATCTACCATGAAGGTAAGGTTCAAATCACCGTACTGTAATTTGTCTCCAGGTAGAGGAATATCTCTTAGATAAGTTGTCTGCTGTGCAACTCCTAGATTTACATCAGGGATGTTTGCAGTGTTACATAGAAAATCAACCTTTGGACAACGCTCTAAAACAAATTTAAAGCCGTTTACTGACAGGAAGTTTCTATTAGAAACCTCTTGCCATTTCATTGGGTGTACTGATTTTCTACTTGCCATTAATAAGCGTACTCGTCTAATATCTCCAATGCATTATTTAGGGCTTGTTGAGCAGCCCATCTTTCTTTAGCATCCCAACTAGGATGCCAAATATGATCATCAATCCCTTTTTTTATTTTTAGGAGACGGGACTCCATATCAATTTTTTTGAGTCTTCCGTTCATGGTATCTAATGTTACCTTCGTATAGTAGTTAGGTAAAAAAGTACCTGTTCTCGGACTTCCATCAGCTCATGATAACATTTCTGATTGTGAGCACAGTTCCTCAATTTATTATCTGGTTTATGAACACTCTCAGTAAATATAGTGAGAGCATCATTCCACTTTTCATTTTTTTCACTCATGATACTTTACCACCCCATTCAGAATTAGGGTCCACGTAACGAAATCCAGATCCCTCTGGATATATGTATTTACCATTCTCATCAAATTGAGGTCCAACTTTCTTTGCAGGGTATGTGGGGTATGGTCTCTTACCTGCCCTCATTTCATCACCCTTTCTTCTTCTCGTTTGATTGCCAGTCTCATAGTCTTCTGGCATAGTGGGCCAAGAAGTACCTAGTATCTCCTTGATCATTTCTCTGGTGTAACCATTTGGATGTTTGTCACTCATTGTTATTATAGCATAAAAAAAAGACCCTATATGGGTCTTTTTGAATAGGTTTGGGGATGAGTTAACTTCATAAAAAGTATTAAGAATAACTCAGCATTTCTTTGATTGCTACATATGGTCTCAAGATTTTCGAGAGGTAGTACCTTTTTCATTTACTTAGCCTCATACCAATCTTTCATACGTTGTGCAGTCTGATAGATTGCATCATCTGTAGGGAATTCTGGAAAATCTCCAGGATCTATTCCTGCTTCTTTCTTCTCTCGCCAAGCATAACTTTCTGCTTCGTATCTATTTCTCAATAAATCTTCTGCACGGTTGTATACTTCCCACCGTTGCTCGTATGGATTTGATGCCATGTTTTGTATCGTGTTTTGTGTGATGATATTTATAAAAAAAGAGACCCCCGAAGGAGTCTCTTTGTAACATATAAGCGTCTCGCTTACATAAGGTTAGTAACCTTAACACGTCTGTAATAGCGGTTGCTATTAGCAGTAATACGTCCAAGACCCTGAGTTGTTCCCTCAGCGAATGGGTTGGCAACCATACCATATCTGGTCTTGAAGCCAATTTTTGGTTGGAATGTGTCCTGACCAACCGC